TGGGTATGTTTAACGAGGCTATGGAGACAGGAGACTATAGCAAGTTAAACCCTTTGATTATGCAAGCAGCGGCACGGTCTGGTGATCCTATGGCTATGGCACAAGCTGCATTGTCTACTCGTAAATTAACAGAGTCTTCTGTTACTAGGCAAGTAAACGGTTTAGAGCTACAACGTAGTGAGTTGTTTAATGCTGGTGATATAGACGGCGCTAAAGAAGTTGAAAGACAAATGGCAGAGTTGTTAGCTAACGCTGGCATGGATCCTAGTGGCGTTCAAGGGCGTACAGCATCAGCGTACTTTGCGGGTATCAAACAACAAGCAGACATTTTAAACAATCAAGCTACTTTAGTTACTAATGATCTAGAGACAATTGCTAGGCAGTTTGGTATTGATTCTGAACAATATGAAACAAAAGCACAATCATATATTAATAATAATATGGGTGAAGCTGTAAGCACACACCAAGATAATTTTTTAGAGAGGGAGGCTTTTAGAGCAGAGCAATTAGAAAAACTTAAAAACAATGAACCTTTATCTAAAGAAGAGCTTAAATTTTTAGTAGATGCAGGAGCTGATGAAGGGTTGTTAAAAGGTCAATCGAATGCACAAAACAGACGTTTGTATACTAACTTAAAAACAACTGAATTAGAAAATAATTTAAAGGCTCGCGCTCCTATTGCTACTAAACTACAAGCACAAGGACACGTAGACTTTGCTATAGACTCTCTTGCTAAAAAGTATGACTACATAGATATATTTCAAGACGATCTTAAATCAGCAATAGAAGACGAAATGACTCAAGATGATTACGATCAGCTTTATGGTCTTGTTATTAATGCTAAACCTAGCGAAGTAGAAGGCATTGTAGAAGATTGGATGAGTAAAAAATTTAAGGCTGAGTTTGATAGATCAAAAGCAGCATACGAACGTAGGCAAGATATTCAAACTTTAACAGCTACTATGATAAAAGAACAAGCAGTTCATAAAGGACTTCTAACAGAAGATCAAGACATTAGTGAGCTTACTCCTGTTCAAAGACGTATGGTTCAAGATGAAGTTAACGCTGCATTAAGGAACGAGCAAATAGCTCCCGTTGGTATTGAATCTGCTTTATTTTAAATGAGACTTTAGCATATGGCTGAGTTAGAAGCAAGAACAGCGCCTACTGCGTCAAGTGATCTTCCTACGTGGATGAACGATCCTGCGGTGCTTGATATGTTAGACGGTTTGGGTGTTGATCCTTATCAAGCAGCGCCTAATTTTAATCTGTGGTTTGATACAGTAAAAGAGATTGAGTCTAGCGGTGGTTGGAATACGTACAATCCGTTTTCTTCTGCTAGAGGACCGTATCAAATACTGAAAGGTTCTTATCCTGTTATGCTTAGGAGAGCTATTCGTGCTTATAAAAAAGCCGATGTTGAACCTCCTAAATGGATGACTGATGCTCTTGCAGACAAAGACAGAGATCCTGCTGATTTATCTGAAGATGAAGTTAGACGTTTAATAATGTTTGACATACAGCAACGTCCTCAAAAAAACAAAGAGGGTGTTGGTACTGACAAGTTGATTGCTGATTTAGCTAATGGCAATTGGGATGCAGGCCAAGACTTGTATTTGGATCATCACCATACAGATAGAACAGATCAGCCCACCTTGGAGCGAAGCAATGAAAAGTTTGCTGAGGTAGAAGACCAAGTAGTTGTTCCTTTTAAACCTGAACCTCTTGGGCCTAAAGCTTTACAGGCGCTTGAGCAGTTTAAACAAGATCCTTCTTTACTTAAGACCATTGCTGTAGACGCTACTCCTGTACCTGAATCTTACATATCTTCTGGTTTACTCAAAGAAATAGAAACACCACAACGTGCTGGTAGGTTTCCTGAAGTAACTGTTGATGCACAACGAGTTGATCCTACGCCTCCTCCTTTACCAGAGTTGCAAGAGGTAGTACCTACTCAGCGTGGGCAGATACCTATTCCTCAAAAACCTACTGTTCAAGAAGTAACAGTACCACAACGTGCTGGTCGTTTTCCAGAAATAGACGTAACTGCACAGAGAGTAGACGAAACTCCACCGCCTTTACCAGAGCTAGAAGAAGTAGTACCTACCCAACGTGGTCAAGTTCCGATTCCTAAAAAAGATATTGCTCCTAAAGTTATTGAAGCAGCAAAAGAACTTAAATCTCTTTATGAAGAAATGGATAAACTTGATCCTAAGTATCGTAAGAAAACTTTACGAGAGGTAGATGTACCTGATCGACCCTTAAAAGAAGCAGAAGTTAAAGCACAACCCGTACAAGAACGGCCACCTGAAGTTGATTTAGCAACGCCTACTGAAAAAGATACTACTAATCCTGCTATCTCTCCAAAAGCATTGGCTGCTGCTAGAGAGCTTCAAAGTATGCGTAATGCCCGTGGCGCTGGTTTAGCCACAGAACTTGGAGAAGGATTAACACTGGGTCTTCTTGGTGAAATTGTTGCTGGTGGTACTGCGCTTACTTCAGACAAGTCTTATGCAAGAGCTAAGGCTGAATACGAAGTAGCACGAGAAGAGTTTAAGGCTACTGATCCTGCGGCGGCGCAGTTTTCTATACCACTAGAAATTGCTGGTTCTCTTCCTACTGGTTCGTTCTTGTACAAAGGACTAACAAAAGCAGGCATGGGTTTAGTTGGCGCAACAGCTACAGAAGGCGGTTTGTACATGGCCGCTACTGGTGAAGGTTTTGATGATCGTCTTGCTCGTGGTGTTGGCGGTGCAGCCTTTGGTGCTGCGTTTGGTCGTTTGTTTCAAGGCATCAGCAATCCTGCTAATGGTAAACTAGCAAAGACTCCTGAAGAGTTATTTGAACTACAGGCTAATGCTAATGCAAAAGCTATTAGTGGAGCTAAAATTGCAAGACCTACGGCTGACATTACCGATGACGAATTAGCAACACAACTTCTTATCAGGGAAACAGAGTATTTGTCTGACGTTATTGCTAGACAAGGACGATTACCTCAAGAGCTAGGCACTACGTTTTATCAACGTATGGCTAAGTATGCTGAAGACATGGGTATTAGTGGTAGGCAATACAATAAAGTTATTCGCAGTGACAAAGCTATAAAGAATATTCGTGCTTTGATTGATGAGCGTGGAGCAAAGAAAAGTCTTGAAGAACTAAACGTGTTGCGTCAAGAACTTCTTGATCGTGTGTCTAGTTTTGTTTTGCGAGATGGCGCTAAGACAGTACCAGAAGCACAGTCAATCATAGCTAGGTACAGACAGTTTGTTTCTCCTACTTCTACTCTTGCTGAGACAATGGTAGGTAATGCTTTTGCTCAACGTATCATTAGAGCTATGAACAGGGTAACTCGTGAGCAAGTTTACTTGGATAAAATGTGGAAAGGTATGGAACCGTTTCGACAGCTTGCACAGAACCCTAAGTTTAATGACGCTATGCACGATGCAGTTAACGCAGAAAACATAGGTGAAGCAGCGGCATTACAAGCACTACAAAAAGCAAAAAACATGGCTGTTACTAAAATAGGTAAAGGCGCTGATGTTAGGCTTCAACAGTTTATTGACGATGCCTATGAGTTTAACAAGCGATACAGGACAGAAGTAACCAGTGGTGTTTTGTCTAACGTGTGGATGCACTCAACTCCTACTTTAATTATGCGTGATGTAGGTTTAAAGCGTCCTATGGCTGCTGGCAAAGCTAAAGATGCGGCGTCAAAAGTACGAAGCCGAAAGACTATGGCTGAATGGCGTAAAGCGCAGGCAGCGAAACCACCAGAAAAACAGTTAGACATGGCTAATATTTTTGATTCTCATTGGACATGGCAGAGACAGTCTCTTACTAGAATGGAGCTAGGCGCACAGCTTGGTTTACGTACTCATGGTAAACCATTAGAGGCTTTAACACCTTCTCAGATACAGAAGAGAAAGGCTGCTAAGAAAGCTAAAAAGAAAGGTGCTAGTGATCTTGAGGCTACTGCTAGGTTTGAGGAAGGCGGTACGTTAAAACTGTTCGATGAAAAAATTATTGAAGAGTCATTGAAGAGGCAGGGTTACTCACCCTTACAAATAAAGAATGCTATATCTATTATTGATAATCTTGGTGTCGATGCTAACAAAGCTATGTCCGCAGAGTTGGATATGGTTCGTAGTCTTGGCTATGTAGGGACTATTGCTAATCCTTACGGCGCATTAATGAACGTACATGATTTGTTTAACGCATCGTTTGAGTTAGGTATTGGAAACGTACTCCGTTCTTTGTTTAGCAAAGAAGGCATACAGTTTAGCCCGTCTGATATGGGACTAGCTAGACAGGTCTTTGGTGAATTTGTACGTAAAGCTCGACGGGGTGAGACAACAACAGGTAATCAGTTCTTAGAGAATCTTGTTGCTGGTAGTGCTGATCTTCTTGATTGGTCTATGAAGTGGTCTGGTTTTGCCAAGCTTGATCGTTTTGGTAAAAGCAAAATTATGGGTGCTTCTTTTAACAGAGCAAAACAAGATATAGCTAATGGTTCTTTTGATACGAAGTGGCAGTACAGTTTTAGTAGGGGAGAACTAGACCAGTTAAAGAGAGACATACTGGCTAATGCAGAGACTGAGTTAGTTCGTGACTTGGTTATGTTTGACTTATTTAAACTGCAACCCATCAACGCTGCTGCTCAGACTTCGTTTGGTTTAGCTAATCCTAATGCTCGTATAATGTATATGCTAAAAGGTTTTGCTATTAAACAGCTTGACTTACTAGAGCGTAGAATTATAGGGGAATGGAAGGCAGGAAACAAAGAGCAAGCTTTGAAAAACGCAGCTAAGTACCTTGTCATATCAGGTGGTGGCTATGGTCTTGTTAATGAAAGCCGACAAGTTTTGAAAGGAGAAGCACCTGATGCAGAGCAGGCGGCATGGAGTGCTTTGTATCAAGTAGGTTCTGTTATTACTCTTGGTGCTATGGGTGCTAATGATTATGGGTACGATAAGTTTATGAACGATCCTGCTAATGCTATGTTGAGCAACCTCTTCCCTCCTGTTACAGCTACATTCCCTGCCGCAGTTTTAAAAGATATGGCAGAAACTGTAAGAACAGGAGATCCCATTCCAAATCAATCTATAAAAGCTTTACCGCTTGTTGGTAAAATTGCAGACGGAGTAATTAACGAATGAACGACAAAGATCACAGTGTATCATACACATCTATAGACTATCACACTATGTGTCAGCGTTCTAAAGATCAAATAAAAAGAATGCAAGCTCAAGGAATACCTACGCCCCATGACCCGAAAGACAAGCCAGAGGACGTAGGCAAGCGTGATGGTTACTCTATTATCTTTATGTCATAGCTCACAGTTGTTACCTGTACAGGCTAACTGCTGACTACCTTCAGTCATATCAGAATCCTCACTGATGTCCCAGTTGATCTCAGTGGGGAAGTCTTTCTTTAGTTGGTTGTACGTTTTCGTATCAACAGGTTCATATGGTGCTTGTTGATATGTGTGGTCTGAGTACGGTAAGAAGCTGATACCAGATACCTTATCGAACTTGTTGTACAGCCACTGTCCCACCTCCAGAAACTCATCGTCACGATAGTAACAAGTCATTGATGGTTTGTGTTCACACCATTCGTCCTGATATATCTCCCACAGTTCTAGCTGTTCCATAGCACCCATCTCTGAGGCTGTCACAGCGCCCTCTGGAGAGGCGATAGGGAAGCTGAATACCCTAGTACTGGGGGACATCACATCGTCCTCCACAGGGACGTTAGCGGCCTCTAGGACGGCACAAAGTGGGTCGCGAGCGTCTGCCCTAACTCTGCGTATGTACTGAGCAGAATAACGAGGATGAATCCCACTAGCAGAATCAACCAACTGGCTAACAGTGCCTGAAGGCTTAACTGCAGTGATAGCGGTAGATACATTGATACCCAACTTACTAGCCCATTCTTTGTTAACTTTGATTGCTTCTTGTCGCATGGCTCTGAGCCACTTCTTGAGTTCATTCTTGTCTCCTCGTCCTGAGAGCAACGGATGATCCATAATACCAGTAAGACTTACACCCAGCAGTGCTTCATCTTCTGTGTTAATTTTCCATATGTTTCGTAGGTAACGGAAGTCAGTCAAGGTAGCTTGTAAAGTTCCAAGGACAGTCGCAATGCGTACTTTTCGTTTGAGGTTTGCGAGCGTATCGGTTGGCCTGACAACAACCTCCGATAGATTACAGAATTGGTAGGGACGGAGGATGATCTCGCTACATGGATTAGTTCCAAAAGCATAGGTAGCATCTCGTCGTTCATTTCTTGCAGCCTGTTTCTGACTAGCCACTCTAGAAAAGACACCTCGTTCTCCCGATCTAGATTCGTACAGGCTTGTCCACTCATTCAAAAATGCCTCAAAGTCTGGCTTCTCTGTGTAACACGCAGAGTTGTTTGCTAGTCCACGTTGGGGGTTATCTACCCACCACTGTCCATGTTTACAACGTCGGAGTCTGTCGTCTGTGAGGTTGCTGAGACTGATGAGGGCGCTTCTTCGTACCCCTCCAACAACGACGATTTGTGCAATCTTGCAGCAAAGATCGTGGCACTCAACGGAGCTAAGCTTTCTGCCAGCCGCGCCTTGAAAGAGTTCAACTGTGAATCTGAACAGTTCGAGCAGAGGCTCTGGACCGCTTGCTCTACCTCCAAAAACTTTAAGCGGGGAACCTGAAGGTCGTACTCTGCTTGTATCCCATTGGGGAATCTGACCTGAATACAGCAGTGATACCAACTCCCTAAACGATTTCGCCCATCCGATCTTCGAATCTGCCACATTAATAACTGTATCGGTTTCATGGAATGTCTCTGCTACCTCTGGTAATTTCTGTACGTACTGTCGCTCAACGCTAAAGCCTACACCTGTGCCACACATGAGGACGTACATCATCTCATCGAATGCTTTCGGGTGATCAATAGGAAGATAGCTACAGTTAAACCCTGCTACGTTGTCACGATCCAGTGCTTCACCAGCAGTCATCAACGCTCGCATGGAAGGCATGACATCTAGATCATGTATAGCTTTGAATATCTCTGACACATCAAAGTCGTTAAGGTCTGCACGATCTACCCAGTAGTTGACGTAGCGGTTGACTGTTTCTTCCCACGTTTCTCTACGCTTCTCTTCTGGTAGGTATCGTGCGTAGCGTGACTTGTGTATGTATTGTTGGTATGCGTCCATCATGCCTCCTCAAAGATTTCCTGTAGTTGTGTTACGGCTTCTTCAAAGGTAGCGTGTATGGTTGTGTTGCTGTCGCTGTCATACCAATCCAAGATGTACCCGTTTGTTGCTTTTTTAATTGTAACGTCTGTCACTTTCATTAAGTTATTCCTAAAGTTTCGTTTTCTATTGCGGCCTTAGCCAACCCAAGAAGTAAGTATACACCATCTGGGTATTGTTCGGTAGCGGTAACTTCAAACACTTCACCATCTTCATACATCACAACAACACACTTGATTGGTCTTCCTTCTTCCTCATACCCTAAGCTTCGTGCTGATAACAACGCAAGAAACTCAGATGTCTTGATAGCATCCTCGTTGTTCTTTGAACCAAACTTACCTTCAACTATCTTCATGTTCTATTCGTTCCAGTAGTATCTCAAGGTAGTGGATAGCTTTCTTTATATCTTCTACTCCGTTCTTGTCCTTCCATCTAGTAATGTATTTCACGGCGTTAGCTTCACACCAATCCAACTTGTTAGCAATAATAAAATCTACTGGTTGTATGGCGTACCTGTTGTAGTGATCACCACCTATCTGTTTCTTGATAGCGTGATCGTTAGGATGGTAAAGCCTGCCGTACACTGTCTTGCTTGCTTTGTCCCACTCTGCTGGAGTTGCATCGTTAATGCTCACACTCTTCCTCCAAATCAAACTTCCAACTGTTTGTGTTTACTTTGTCAGCAAACCTTTCAACTAACTCTTCAGACGTAATCTCTAACGCCTCCATGATAGTGACTTCATCATAGCGTGACGCTATCCGTTCAAGTATTTCGTCAAGAGTTAGCACCGTACTTCCCCCGTAGGTATGACATAGACACAGGCATCTCATCAAACGTGCCGTTATCTACTTCGTTGAACACCCACAAACCAGACCATGACCCGTTAGTCTGTGGGTTTAAATATTCTTCGTCATGCTGATAGAAGATACCAGCAAACAGAGATGTCATTCTTTTTCCTGCCGCGTTTCTGTCAAAGGCAATGTCTCTGTCTTGTACATGGCCCATGACGCATGACATATGTTTCTTTTGGAGCAGTAGCTTTGCATTCGTGACTGCGCGGCCCATAACACCGCTAGTAAAAAAGTGACAATAAGCAATGCCATCCACAATGACAGGCTGAAGATACGGAAAAACTTCCCAACCCCGCAAGTTAAGATCTTCATAGCTCATCAGTCCTTCTAGCTTGGCATCGTTCTCGACTGCACGTTCTATTCGTTGTTCGTGATTACCGATAGTAAAGATGAGGCGTGGCTTCCATATCTTCTTTTTGCGTCTACGTAACCGTTGTTGCTCTGCTCTGATACAGTCCATGAATATCTGCATGGCTTCGTTACCAGCCTCAACATCAGCGGAGTAACGCCTACCTTCAAACGACTTCTTACCTACGTCATACGATGACAACGACGGCATGTCCCAGTGGTCACCAAGATGAATGATCACATCAGGCTTCATGGCACAGGCATAGCGCCCTGCCCAGTACATATGATCAATAGGACAATCAGGTTTGATCTGTGTGTCAGGTATTACTAGGTGTCTCATCACTTCCATCCTGTAGGTATTGTTTCAAGAGTAAACCAACGGAATCCATGCTTCTCTGCCCACTCTTCCATTGTGTAGCGTGTACCATCTTTTCTTCTTCGTGATCCCGGCATTGGGGTGTTTGGTTTTTGGAAGAGAAATACCAACTCCTCCTTTGGGCCAAGCGTTTCTGCAATGTGGACATACTTACGCGCCTCGTCTGATGTACGGAACCTACCCTTTGCTTCTATCCACACTGTCTTAGTCTTGGTGGTGTAAACAAAGTCAGGCTCATAGTATTTAGGAACAAAGTAAAAGATTTGTTTTGATGGGTGATACTCGCAGCTACGCATTAGTGCATGAGCTTCTTTCTCAAACTTGGAATCAAATTTCATTGGGCTTGGTATATCTATCGTCAGGTGAACGCAACAAGTAGAGAAGGTTAAGACTTTCTAATAGTCTGTCTTCATCCAACTCGTTGTCCCAGTAGTGAGTTAGACACACACTGTAACACTCCCACTCAGTAGAACAAGGATCAATAATCTTGTCTGCTTTCTTAGGACCAACACCATAGATTCCCGGTATGTTGTCAACCCTGTCACCCATCAGTGCCTGTTTATACAGCCAACGCATAGCGTCATCAGGGTTAAATGCATTTAACTTTTTCTTGGTGTAGTCATACATAAGACATGGTATCTGTTTGAAGTCTTTGTCCAACGAACAGATGATGGCGTTGTGGTCTAGCTCAGTAGCTTTGATAGCAATAGCATCATCAGCTTCCATGCCGTCTACAACATTAGCATTCCACTCAGAGATCATATAGTCGCGGAGCAGTTTCTTGTGTACAGGTGTTCGTTTGTTGTCACGATTACCTTTGTATGGTTGTGTAACAGCAACCTCATCCCTGAAGTTGCCCTTACCAGTTAGGTACAGAATGCTTTTGGTGTAGTGATCAGATAGATCCAAGACCATCTCAGATAGATAGTTATCTAGGGTCTGCACTGCAACGTCTTCTGACTCCTCGTCACAGGCAAACCCTACACGGTACACCAGCATGTCACCGTCAATGAGTATCACAGAGCTTCCATCTCTACAGCTTCGGGTTCGTACTCAACAAGGTTGGTAATTGTCAGTCGCTTAAGTGTGGCACTACGACCCTTCTTCTTAAGGTACTCCCAATCGTAGTAGCCGATGAGACAGCGGGCTTCGGAACCGTTAGCCACAATTGATCCTGACTGTACGTCGTCTTCATCGCTTCTAGGTGTTCGTCCTTTGAGAAGCACCTCTGTTCCGTCTGGTCGGAACGCACGATATTTGTTATTAGATTTGCATGTGATAAATTGTCCACGCTCATCGCCCTTGTTGTTAATGGTAAGACCCATATCCTCCAACGCAGTAACAGCCGCGTCAGAAAGATTACAAAGATCAACAGTAAACTTGTCTGCAAGCTCGTTCTTCTGAGTCAGCTTGGGCCAGAACAAAGTGCAGTTGATCATTACGTTAGGTGCTTCATTAGACATAGTAGCATATCTCCGCTAGTTAAACTTACCCTAATATTATACCACATAAAATAGAATTGTGCTAGTGGGTATCAGCCCAACTATTACCAATCCTATACTCTCCGTCCAACGGACAGTTCAGTTGCAGAACTTCGCCTGCGAATACCATTGCGTTAACACAAGACTTACCAATGAAGTCTGCGTCTTCTGGTTTACATTCTATCTGCCACTCGTCGTGTACCTGTGCAACCAGCTTGAAGTTAACACGCTCCAACAGATCGTACAGTATGACGATAGCTTGCTTCATAACCACAGCGCCAGCGCCCTGTAGTAGTGTGTTCAGTGCGGCATGAGCAGAGCGTACACGTATGCGTCTACCATCAAGGCCAGTGAGGAACCCTGTCTCTGCGTCTGCCATTGTCTCGTTACGTAGGTCAGCCAGTGCTGGTGTGTTCTCAAGGAACGCCTGCTTCAACTTCTTACCATGAGCAGCAGTACCGCCTACGATGCTACCAATCTTGGCATCTCCTGCACCGTACAAGAACGCATAGATAAACGTCTTGGCATCATCCCTGTTGTCTAAGCCAGCGGCTATACGGTTGGCTGTGTGTATGTCACCTGTAAGTATCTCGTTGGTGTACTTCTCGTCGTTCATGTAATGAGCCAGCATACGTAGCTCAAGGCCACTAGCATCAGCACCAACAAGTACGTGACCAGTAGGGGCAGTAAACAAAGACCGACACTGCTTGCCATACTCAGCCCTTACAGCAGGCACTTGAGCCATGTTCGGATTGGAGTGCGCCATCCTTCCGGTAACCGCTCCAATGTGACGGACTCGCCCATGTATTCTCTTGTCTTCTTCAACTGCCTTAATCCACGAATCCACCTGTGACGCTCGTTTCTGGCAGAGAAGATAACGCAATATAATCTTTGCTTCTGGAATGTGAGTCTGCTTCTTGAGCGTTTTCTCATCCACTTTCGGTTTTCCTGCGGGAGTGAGTTCCTTCCAAACTGCACCCTTACTAGCAAGACGCTCTGCGATCTGTTGTCTACTACCGACGTTGAATACCGTAACTTTGTCCTTGAGTCTCTTCTGTGTTTTATCACTGATCCTTTCCTCCACTATGGGTGGGAACACACGTTGCAAGTCACGCTCAATCCTGTGCATACGGGTAGTCAGTTCTTCGTACAGTTCAACAGCACCATCCTTGTCAAACTCAAACCCGTTGTCTTCCTGATCCTTACAGATGAACGCTACGCTGTGTTCAAGATCAACACAATGCTTAGTAAAACCAAACAACCTTAGCTGTTGTACAAGCGCATCGTGAAGTCTTTCAGTAACGTCCACATCTCTTTTGCAGTACTCCACCATCTCCTCAGATAGCTCCGACCAATCCGAATGATCTCCTTTAGGGAAGCCGAGCCTACCTCCCCAAGCAGCCAAGCTGTGACCACCATCCAGATCGGGATGAAATAAACGTGAAAGTACCAGTGTGTCCACAACTCTGTCTTGAGGTATACGTATACCCCATAACCTGTGAAGCACAGGAAGATCGTACCCGATAACATTATGCCCGCAAACCTGTCCACCACGCGCCAGTTCATCCATCAAACTCCTTCTAGATAAATGGGTCAAGTGAGCTTCGTTCGATCTCTTTGTAACCACGCAGTGTACTTTCGTAGGGTTCAGGCCGTCTGCCTCTATGTCTAAAAACACAGTATTCGTAGTAGGCGAGATCAAGCTTCTGTCTTTCTGATAGTTTGTTACCACCATCCCTCATCTCCCTGTTCTGTTCCTGTGTCATAATCCATTGTCCCATCTTCGACATCATGTATCTCCTCTAGATCACTAAGACTAGCATAGTCTATGTTACCTATTGCTGTCAAATCATCTTCAACTAGGAACCGACTACACTCGTTACACATATCAACGAACTCCCCACTGCCGCTGAACTTCTTGGTTAGCTCGTAGTCTGTTAGTATC